GTAGATTTTCCTCTAACAACTACGTTACGACAAAGCTTGGAACAAGAGCAACTAACACTTATGTAAATTCTACATTTACATCAAACGGTTACGTTCAAGGTCGATTTACTTCTAACAACTTCGTAAAAGATACCTTCGTATCAAACAACTATGCTGCTGACAGTTTCTTGAGATCAGACCAAGATGACACTGTTGCTGGTAAACTTAATTTTGCGACAACTACAAACTTCACGTCTACTGCTAATATTGAAGGTGGTTTTGCAAAACTTCCTAATACATCTAATATTAGTATTACTGGAATGAGTTCAGCATCTAACAAATATATAAGAGTTAGTGGAGACGGTAGTAAATTAGTATTCTCTAACTCTTCTATTGCCAATACAGGTGATATTGGAGATATTTTAGTTGATTACGGTAGTATCTCTAATGCAGACGTTCTTGTTTGGGACGAAAACATTCAGAAATTTAAAAACTATCCAAGACAACTTATCGATATTACATCAATTGATGATATTGACGACGTAAATACTGCCAACTCAGCAGGTGAGATTTTAATTAGGGTTGTTAACACTTCCGATTCGAATACCTTTACTGGAACATCGAATGGGTTTATTACTGGTAGACTAGATTCTTTAGCAGAGACGGAATACACAGGAATATCTAATCCTGCTATTTCGTATTCTTCTACAGGTAACTCTCTTATTCAGGTCTACATGAATGGCGTAAAGTTAAGCAATTCCGATTTCACAGTAACTAATACAAGTTTAGTTACTCTGTCTTCTTCGCCAGTAAGTTCAGACATTGTTCAAATTGTAGAGTTTAATCCACATGCATTTGTTGTTGGAGATGGTACTCCTTCTTATGTAAATCAGCCTTCCTTCTCGGATATCAGACTCAAAACTGGTATTAAAAATTACCAAGCTTCATCATCTATTCTTGAGGTAGAAACATATACTTATCAGTGGAAAGATACGGTCAGATTCCACAACAGAACAGAAATTGGTTTTGTTGCACAGGATCTTGAGAAGCACGTTCCGGAGTTAGTTTCTGAAAACAGTGTGGGTGAAAAAATGGTTGACTATGGAAAAATGACTGCGGTTCTTCTTTCGACAATAAAGCAAATGGATAAGAGAATCAAAGATTTAGAGAGTAAAACATTCTGCACTTGTCCGGAGGAATAAATGGCTACTCCAACATCAAACACAGACTTTAAAGAATACTGTTTGAGAAAACTAGGTAAGGGAGTAATTGAAATCAACGTGAGCACGGCTCAAGTTGATGATAGAGTTGATGAGGCAATTAATTTTTATCAAGACTATCATTTTGACGGAACTGAAAGAACATTCTACAAAAAGCAAATAACACAAACAGACAAAGATAATAAGTATATTACTTTACCAGACAATATTATTGGCGCAATTAATATGTTTGATATTGGTAATGCTGATAATACTAATAATCTTTTCAACGTGCGTTATCAGATAGCTTTGAATGATTTGTACACTCTTACATCTCAATCTTTAGTTCCCTACTATATGGCCTTCCAGCATTTAGAACTGTACGAACAGATCTTAGTGGGAAAGCAACCGATAAGGTATAACAGACACAAAAATCATTTTCATATTGATATGGATTGGGATAAACTTGCTGTCGATCAATATCTTCTCGTAGAAGCTTATCAGGTAATTGATCCTGATGAGTTTACAAAGATGTATGGTGATTATTGGCTCCAACGTTATGCAACTTCGCTTATAAAAATTCAATGGGGTGAAAATCTCAAGAAGTTCCAAGGTATGCAAATGCCCGGTGGCATGGTTATGGACGGAATGTCTATATACAATGAGGGACTACGAGACAAGGAGCAGTTGGAAATGGAAATGAGAACATCATACTCTCTTCCAGTCGCTGATATGATTGGCTAATGACAAGAAATGCATATTTCAACCAATACACAACATCGACAGAGCAAAACCTTCACGAAGATCTGATTATAGAAAGTATTCAGATCTTTGGTTTTGATATTGATTACATGCCTAGAGTGTCTTTGGGTACTGATTCTGTTTATACAGAATATACAAGCTCTGCCTTTATAGACGCTATACCTGTTGAGATGTACGTAAAGAATGTTTTAGGCTTTGAGGGAGAAGGTGATTTTGTTTCTAGGTTTGGTTTAGAGCTTAGAGACCAAGTTACCTTTACAATTGCTCAAAAAAGATTTGATCAAGAAATAGCCAATGCATCTTTTGTTAGTACATATTCCTCGGCAAACGTAGCGATATCAAACAATGTTTATACTGATCAAGCTATTACGATTTCCAGACCAAGAGAAGGGGATCTTCTTTATTTTGGTTTATCAAATACTTTTTTTGAGATTAAATTTGTTGAACATGAGCAGATCTTTTATCCTCTAGGAAAGTTGCAGACGTTTGATCTTAGATGTGAAAAATACGAGTATTCAGGTGAAGTATTTTCAACTGGCAATACTACTTTAGACGGTTATATGTCTAGCCTTTCTTTGGGAGTGGTTGCTGGTAATACGGATTCTGGTGCGAATAACGTTCCGGGTGCCATTAATTTTGATATTCAGCAAGAGTTCGATCAAATCGTTGACTTTACAGAAAACGACCCATTTGCAAGTGGACAATACTAATGCTCGGACATAACTTTTTTCACGATCTTATAAGAAAATATGTTGCCACTTTTGGTACTTTATTTAACGACATCAAATTAAAGAGACTTAATAGACTAGGTGAAGTTATATCCACAATAGAAGTGCCTTTAACATATGGTCCAAGACAAAAATTTGTCACAAGACTACAAGAAGATCCCGATTTAAGTGCTCAAGTTGGTATGACGCTTCCAAGAATATCCTTTGAGATTGTTAGAATGGGATTTGATCCTAGTAGACAACTTCCTTCGACTAACAAGATTATCAGCAAATCTCAGCCAAATAAAGCTAAGACAATATTTTCGTATGTGCCATATGACATTCAATTTTCACTGAATGTTTACACGGCGACAAACGAGGATGGCGTAAGAATCGTAGAACAAATTCTGCCCTTCTTTATTCCACAATTTACCCCGACCGTAGAGCTAATTAGTGACCCAGAAATTAAGTTGGATCTGCCGATTATCCTAAATGGTGTGACTACTCAGGATTTATATGATGGTTCTTTTGAACAGAGAAGAGTTTTAGTCCATACTATGGACTTTGTTATGAAAGCATACATGATAGGGCCAATCATAGAGAAGCCACTTATTCTAGTCGCAAATACAAACATGCGTGTAGATGGATTTACTGCAAATATTGGAAGTGTAGACACAAGTGTGGAAAGCTTCAGTTTCAGACCCGGACAGTATGCTAATGGTCTTCCGACAAGCAACGGCGCTCTTTCTGTAGCTGCAAACACGATATTGCCAAACTCTAATTATGGGGTTATTACAACATTTTCTTCAACAGTAACTGCAAATTCTGACTTGATAACTATTTTTTCTAATAATTTTGTGGAGGAAGTAGATCTCAGAATAGTTGGAGGACTCGATTTTGGAACATTTGCTCAACCTAGTGGATTGGACATAGATTTGGAAGATTATGAATGAATAAAAATAAATTAAATGAAGTTCTTGATATCGAGGATAGCGTACAGAGCATTCAGCAGATTGTTCAACCTCCTGTAGGTGACGATGATGAACAGATTGACAAAGATTATGAATATACAAGAACAAATCTTTACAACATTATTGAAAGAGGCACAGAAGCTTTAGAAGAAGTGTTAGAGGTAGCAAAGCAATCACAGCAACCTAGAGCATTTGAGGTTGTATCTACACTAGTTAAAACTATTTCTGATGCAAACAAAGACCTTTTAGAACTTAAGAATAAACAGAAGGCTTTAAAGGGCGAGAAAAACAAACCCAAAAATGTAACCAATGCATTGTTTGTAGGGAGCACCGCTGATCTTCAGAAGATGATCAAGGACATGAAAAAATGAGTGAAGAAAAAAAGAACGCTTATCTCGGCAATATGAACCTTAAAAGGTCTAACGTCGATGTTGAATACACTCAAGAAGAAATGCAAGAGTTTATTAAGTGTGCTCAAGATCCTATTTACTTTTTTGAAAAATATATAAAAATTGTAAACGTTGATCAGGGTCTTGTTCTCTTTGAGCCTTATAAGTTCCAAAAAGAAATTATTGATCTAGCGGTAGAAGAAAGATTTGTAATTTGTAAGATGCCAAGACAGTCGGGTAAAACGACTACGATTGCTGCTCTTCTTTTGTGGTATGTTCTCTTTAATGATAGTTTTAACATTGCTATTCTTGCAAACAAAATGGCACAGTCAAGAGAAATTCTTTCTCGTATTCAGCTTGCTTATGAACACTTACCCAAGTGGCTCCAGCAGGGCGTGCTGGAGTGGAATAAAGGTAACATTGAGCTAGAGAACGGATCAAAGATTCTTGCCTCTGCTACGTCTTCCTCTGCCGTTCGTGGAGGGTCTTTCAACCTCATCTACATGGATGAGCTTGCATTCGTATCACCAAACATTCAAGAAGAATTTTTTGCCTCAGTTTATCCTACAATTTCATCTGGCAAAACATCTAAAATTTTAATTACATCCACACCAAATGGTTTGGATATGTTTTACAGGATCTGGTCCGATGCAGAACAGCAGAAAAACTCTTACAAAAGAGTGGAGGTTAACTGGTGGGATGTTCCGGGAAGAGACGAAAAATTCAAGCAAGAAACGATTGCTAACACCTCCGAAGAACAATGGCGAGTTGAGTTTGAATGTGAGTTCTTAGGATCTCAGTTCACTCTTATTGATCCAAAGTTTCTTAGACAGATGTATCCTGATAAGCCTGTGACATTCAATGACAGGACGGCGATTTATCAAGAACCAGAGTCAAATAAAATTTACGTTATGACTTGTGATGTAGCTAGAGGTGTCAACTTAGATTATTCTGCAGTATCCGTTATTGACGTTTCGCAAGTACCATACAGATTGGTTGCACGCTTTAAAGCAAACAACGTTACTGTGCAAGAGTTTCCAAAAATAATATATGAATTGGGTATGAAGTACAACGAAGCCTTCTGTATGATTGAAATTAATGATGTTGGACAACAGGTTGCAGACATTCTAGAAAGAGATCTAGAATACGAGAACATGGTAACAACATCATTCAAAGGTAGAGATGGAGTAAAGATTAGTTCTGGTTTTGGTGGTGTTCATATGGTCAATGGACTTAGAACAACTCTTAAGACTAAGAAGATTGGTTGCTCTAACCTTAAGACTCTTATTGAAAATAAAAAACTAATTGCTAATGATTTTGAAGTTATTAGCGAGCTTTCTACCTTCATATCTAACGGACAGTCATTTGCTGCTGACAAAGGAAAGAATGACGATATCGTTATGACTTTGGTTATGTTTGGTTGGATGACAACTCAGGATTATTTCAAAAACCTCACGGATACCGATTACGTTCAAAGTCTTTTGCAAGAAAGAAAGGAAGAAATGGACTCAATGCTTCCGTTTGGATTTATAAACACAGGCGATGGTTTTGAAGATGACGGTCTGATTCTTTAACAAACATTCGGATTTAATAAATATGAGTGCAGTTTCTTATTTAAGGAGAATACGATGGCATTTTTAGTAAGTCCGGGAATTCAGGTCAGAGAATTTGACCTATCTACTGTTGTCCCTGCAGTAGCCACAACCGAGGGGGCAATAGCTGGTGCCTTTTCTTGGGGTGCGGTTGAAGAAAGAATTTTAATTAGCAACGAAAAGGAATTAGTTCGACAGTTTGGTGAGCCTACCGAATCAAACTTCGAAACTTTCTTTACGGCTGCATCTTTCTTAGCATACGGAAATCAACTTTACGTTTCTAGAGCAATCGATAGTACAGCGTTTAATGCTACTGCAAATGTAGGTGCAGTTGCAAATACACTTGTTCGTAACGATGATCATTATGATTCTTTAATATTTGGTGATACAGATCTTCTGTATATTGCAAAGTATCCGGGTACAAGAGGAAATAGTTTAAAAATTTCTGTTTGTGACTCGGCTGATGCATATTCAAATAACCATACAAATTCTGACTCAGACACGTCTGTTGCTCTGAAATTTGCAACTGGGGCTAACACAGCAAATCTTGATATTACCAATAACGTTGATGGCTTTGCGATAGCGAACTCTGAGATGGGTACTATCAGAGGTAAATTAAATGTTGGCGATCTTTTAGAAATCGGCAACACTACAATTGGAACACAATTCATTAGAATTGAAAATATTGGTACAGCTACAAGAATTGGTTCATCAAACACTTATACTTCTACTATTCGTCTTTCTGAGAAACTTTCTCTTATTCATGATAATAGTAACTTTACTATGGATACAGTAAAGAGAAGATGGGGTCATTTCAATCTTTTCGATTCCGCTCCGGGAACATCCGACTACGTTGCTGATAGAAACTCTGCAGGAGAGACTGCAGGTGATGAGATGCATGTTGTTGTTCTTGACGAAGATGGTACTATCACTGGTCAAAAAAGAAGCGTTCTAGAACGATATTCAAATGTGTCCAGAGCAACTGATGCAAAAACACCAGAAGGCTCTACAAACTACTACAAGACGGTTCTTAACAACCAGTCTTCTTGGGTTTGGTGGGCAAATGACAGATCTGGCGCAGCTTCTGCAACAGCAGCAAACATTGCTGTTTCTGCAAACGAAGATCCACTTTATCTATCCTTTACACAAGGTGCTGGTGAAGGTGATGAGAGTACAATTTCTTTAGGTGCTCTTCAAAGTGCCGCAGATTTATTCAAGGATCCTGAAAAAGTTGACGTTTCTATTATTATGCAAGGTAAAGCTAGAGGTGGAACAAATGGAACATCTTTTGCTAACTACTTAATTGATAATATTGCAGAAAAAAGACTTGATTGTGTTGTAACTATTTCACCTGACAGAGCTGATGTAGTAAATAACAGAATCGATCCTTTGAACGATGTTGATCAATTTAGAAATACTTTGAGATCTTCTTCTTATGGTTTCTTAGATTCTGGTTATAAATATGTGTACGATAAGTACAATGACGTATTCAGACATGTTCCTCTAAATGGAGATATTGCTGGTTTGATGGTTAGAACTGACAATACTAGAGATCCTTGGTACTCTCCTGCAGGATTTAATAGAGGTGAAATTAAAAATATTGTTAGGCTTGCCTATAATCCTGATCAAGCTGACAGAGATGTTCTTTATCGTTCTGACATTAACCCTGTTGTTAAATTCAAGAACCAAGGAAACGTTCTGTTTGGTGATAAGACACTTCTTGGAAAGCCTTCTGCATTCAGCAGAATTAATGTTAGAAGATTGTTTATCGTTCTTGAGAAAGCAATTTCTACGGCTTCTAAGTTTACCTTGTTCGAACTGAACGATGAATTCACAAGAGCACAGTTTGTATCTATGGTCGAGCCGTTCTTAAGAACTGTTCAAGGTCGTAGAGGTATTACGGACTTTAGAGTGGTTTGTGATGAAACTAACAACACACCTGACGTTATCGACAGAAACGAGTTTGTTGGTGATATCTACATCAAGCCAGCAAGATCCATTAACTTCATCAGATTGAACTTCGTTGCAGTAAGAACCGGAGTGGCGTTTGAAGAAGTAGCAGGTAAATTTGGAGGATAAAGTAAATGGCATTTAACATTAACACTTTTAGAGAAGAACTTGAGTTTGGTGGGGCAAGAGCCTCACTTTTCTCTATTGAACTTCAAAACCCTGTTGACTCTAGGGCAGACGATAAAATCCGCTTTATGGCTAGGGCTACAGCAATTCCAACTTCTTCGATTGGTTTTTCTGAAGTCCCATATTTCGGTAGAACTATCAAAGTAGCAGGTCAAAGACGTTATGATGATTGGCTGATTACTGTAATCAATGATGAAGACTTCGCTGTTAGACATGCCTTGGAATCTTGGCATAACTCTTTGAATTCACATGAACCTAACATTAGAGATTCCGGTTACGAAAGACCAGAATCTTACAAAAGAGATGGTTCTGTGATTCAGTATTCGAAGGCTGGAGAAATTCTTAGAAAGTATAAGTTTGTTGGTTGTTTCCCATCTGATATTACAGCCATCGGTCTTGATTGGGCGCAGTCTGATGTTATTGAGGAGTTTCAAGTAAACTTTAAATATGATTATTGGTTGTTGGATGAAGCTAAAAGTGTTAGAACTTCATTAACGTCATCTATTAATGATGGTGACTTTGTATCTGAAGGTAGAGCACTTTAAAATAAGGCATAGTTGATGGAAATTTTTGGTTTTAATATTAGTCGTCTCCAAAAAGAAAAAGATGACAATGGAACAGTACGTACATTTACCCAACCGGAGTTTGACGATGGTTCCATCAACGTCAGCACCGGAGGGTTTTATGGCTCTTACGTTGACTTAGATGGTTCCGTAAGAAATGATGTTGAATTAATTAACAGATATCGAGATATGGCAATGCAGCCTGAAGTAGAGGTTGCTGTTGATGATATTATTAACGAAGTCATTAATCCCGATGAAGCTGGTGACACACTAAAAATTTCCCTTGACAAGGTAGGGATGGGCGAACCTCTTAAAAAATTGATTTACACGGAATTCGAGAGAATTGTTGATCTTCTTGAATTCCGTGAAAAATCTTATGAGATGTTCAGAAAATGGTATGTGGATGGTAGACTATACTATCATATTGTTATCGATGAAAATGACCCTTCTTTAGGAATTCAAGAACTCAGATACGTTGATCCAAGAAAGATTAAAAAGGTTGTTGAATTTGAAGAGGTAAAAGATACAAAAAGTAATGCCTCTGAAAAGAAAATCAAAAACGAATATTTCATGTATAACAATGATGGATTCCTTGGTTCTAATGTTTCAGCAATGCCTCAGACTGCATCTACAATTAAGATTGCAAAGGACTCTATTGTTTACTGTGATTCAGGAATCAACGATAGGGCAAATAAAATGGTCCTCTCTCATCTTCATAAAGCAATTAAGCCAGTAAATCAGCTTAGAGCTTTGGAAGATGCTGCAGTTATTTACAGACTTGCCAGAGCACCAGAGAGAAGAATTTTCTACATTGACGTAGGTAACTTGCCAAAAATGAAGGCAGAGCAATACCTCCGTGATATGATGATGAAGCACAAAAATAAATTAGTATACGATGCAAGCTCTGGTGAGATCAAAGATGATCGTAAATTTATGACCATGCTTGAAGACTACTGGCTTCCTAGAAGAGAAGGTGGCCGTGGTACAGAAATTGGAACACTGCCGGGTGGTAACAACTTAGGTCAGATGGAAGACATCATATAC